GATGTCTGGATTACCAGTTGTAAATTATAGTAGAATGGAACGACTTAGACCTCCAGAGAGATCACCAGTCCCATTGACCTTAAACACGGTGTGTCTAGTGTTTATTGTCATATGTGTATTGGCGATGTATAAGCGCTCTGTGACGATTAGTCAACAGCGTCAACGATTTTATACTTGATACACTTTTCACCCGAAAGATAAATGTCCCTTTTCATTAATTTTTTTAGAACCTTCTCAGGGATTTTAGTCTTTTCGAGATACATTTCTTTTAATTTCTTCATAAACTTATCCGTCGATTTCAGTTCGTGTTTGAGTTCCTGAAAATTACCCCACATCTCGGTAGAAATCTGATGAATGAGAATATACGCATTTCTTCCCATACGTCTCTCGCTACCACCGAGTAACACGAATGTCGCAGCACTACAACAAGACCCTTGGGCGATTGTGATAACCTTCACACGCGACGTTTCGAGAACGTTCATCATGTTCATACCAGCAAATATACACCCACCTTCACTCATGATATGCACGCGAATTTGTGGTTCGTACCCAACGAGTTCAGCCTTTTTCTTTAGCATTTCAATCTCGAGTTTCTTAAACTTCTCGACGAATACAAGAGCGTTTTCACGATCTACGTCACCATAAAATAGGAGTTCGTTACCGATAACCTTTACACATTCCTCGACAACGGGTTCAAGTTCTTCTTCGTTCGTAGGCATGTTTCAATGCTTTCTTTACTCTTGTCACGTCTCTTGATTTTAAGCTGTTTCCAACTGTGAGATGATTGATAACATCAAAATCCTGGGGGGTGATTCCATAGTCCATGAGGGGTTGTAACTCACCCTTCTCTGCGTACTTCTTTAATACATCCAATTCTCCTATACCTAGACCCATTCTAGACTTTTTACGAATATCGTCGTATTTATGTTTTCGCATCTTATAGTTCCCAAACTTTGTCCAACAACTTCCCGGTCTGATTTTGTCTCGATCGAGTGGTTTTCCCAACGCCGATTTGGGTATGGTGAGCGCGTTGGCTACAAAATACGGCATAAGGTGCCAGTCTCCATATGAATACATCCGCGTATCGTACATATCAGCATCCGAAAATGATTCAGATATTCTAATGATATCTACACCTTCGGAGTCGAGGTAGTTCTCTTGGAAAATGTCCCATACATGACCATGTTCCGATATACTGTCGTAAATTTCGATCGGTTGTGGATCTGTCAGAACATCCACCACGAATTCCTTTGGTGTCTGAAAATCGTCCGTATCGTCGTACCCATCTATATACGTGAAGAAATTTCGTATATTTCCATCTGCTCGTATGGCGGCATTTTCCACTTTAGGTCCCGATTCTTCGGTAAGTTTCATGAGAATTTCGGGCTTGTGTTTCGGTATAAACACTGTTTCAAAGTTTGGATACATACACATACTTGTCGTAGTAACTAGGAGAGATCCACGGGAGAGCCTATCACCGTCGGCTACTTGTTCTATGATAGGTTTGAATATCGGGTCATAATTTTCAATAAACACATGTTTCGTCGATGGTTTGATGAAAGGCAGAAATAAAGATTTACTTTTCATGTGTTCGGGAAGTAATTCAACATGACTGAGTCCTCCGAGAACAGCATCGAGAATATAGGTTTTTCCAACACCCAGAGCACCACAGATGAATACATTCTTTCTTTCTCGAATGTACCTACGAATGAGTTCGATTTGTTTCGAATGAATCGTAGAACTAATAGGTTCTTTTTTTTGTTCAACTATTTTAATGAAGGAATCCATTGATGATCTTACTAATCAGGCGATAGATTTGGTGCTCGGGAATGACGCACTTCATAAACGTATCGTAGAACCTTTAAAAAGGAAAATTGTACCATACGTTGTGTGTGGAATTATGACCAACTTGACTATGTTCATTCTTTTGGTGTACCTTGCTCGACGTCTGTCTCTTCTTCCTCTTCTTCCTCTTCCTCAACTTCCTCGTACTCCCCCGGGTCTTTAGATAAAAACACACCAACCTTTTCAAATGGAGTGTTTTTCGTGAGTGCTCGGATGGGTTCTATAGTTTTAGGTAACTTCAAATGTGGTATAGGGCGAACAGATAAAATTTCGGGTCGTGTGAAAACACCTTCTATTGGATATTCCTTTTCGAAATTCATAAGAATCTTTTTGGGAACAGCGGGACATTGTTCGAGTAAACGATCGTATTCAGCCTTACATTCTTCAACAAATTTCAAACCCTCCTTTTTACGTTCTTCACGTGGGAGGGCTAATTGCAGTCGAATATTTCTCGAAAGACTTCCATGACCCAGCGCAGACGTTCGGTGGTTCTCCATCAGTTCATTCACCTTGAGAAACTGCATGATCGTCGCGATCAGACCCGCGATAAGATTTAAACCACCAATGATCGATGGTGCGGCTGGCTGAATACTCAGTGGTAAAGTACTCTGAGCAAAATTCGCAGTACCTGTGATGGTCGACAAGACAATGACGGGTAAATTAAAACGCAGACTCAATTTTTTATACATCAGGAAGGATCTGTGATGCATATACCTGTAACACGCACATGCCTCACCCCATTGACGCAGTACGTTCTCGTGATACTCGTTCCACATATCTTCCATTTTAATTTCTTCTGACATCTTATAATAGATGAACATAATATTCGTGATCCATCTTGTGTTTCTATTGTGGATTCTGATCGTACCCTTTATGAATGATCGCAGACAGCTCGAATTCTATTCTATGGTAATCCCGTTCATATTTTATCACTGGTCTGTAAATGATGATACATGCGCACTCACACAAGCCGAAATGTATGTGACGGGTCGTGACAAGGATGAAACATTCATGGGACGTGTCGTAGGACCGATATACAAAATGGAAGAGAATGATGTCAATCGCCTAACAAAGACGTTATTTTTCACGTTGTGGTCATTCGTGCAGTACCGCCTTGGACATTTCGATTCATTTGTAAAGGATTTGGACAAGTTATTTAAAGGTAAAAAGATACAATAATGTATAATGGACAACGAGATTTCTCGACTCGATACAATCAAAGATGTATATAAACAGACCTACCTCACAAACCTTGAATTCATGGAAGATAAACTCACTCGAATTAATACACAAATCGAAGCTACAGCACCCGGACTCAAATGGGAAATACTCACGAAACAGCGCGACCACTATGTACGTGAAATCGAATCACTCGATGAAAAGATCGAGCAGGTGATTGGTGGTATTGATACAAAGATTGAACAATTGGAAATACGGAAACGGGAGTTTGAAATTCAATCTAAGAAGGAGCTCGAATCATTCGAGTATAATATGGATAAAATTAAAGAGGCTCTTGACAGACGGAATGTCGGAGAACTGTTCAACATCTTAGAAAATGTATCAAACGCACTCATTATTTTGAGAAAGGATCAAGTGAAAGATTTTTCTTAAGTATAGTAAATGAAGAATAAAACGAAAACTCGATTACTTTGGGTAGCACTCGTCGTACTCATACTCATCGTGGGATACATGCGGTACAATCCAATGGTCGTCAAAGTCCCAATCCCAGTCGAGGTAGAAGTCCCAGTGATGGTACCAGTTAGGGGTGGAGGGGAAGACATGAGACGCACACCTGAATATAGAGGTCCTCCGATCAAACAGTATAAACCTGGGCACATGCAGCAGATGGGGATCATCACGAACGAAGAAGGTGAAACCCTCCCACTCTATGGTAAAGAAGTCCGTGGTCGTCGCGATCGTTACCACTACTACACCACGACGGGTGGTGAAAATTTGTACCCCATCCCAGTGAGTCATGATGGTCGTGATTGTATCGACGATATCGGATGCCAGGAACTCTACGGAAATGAAGCAGTCTCGGTCACTGGTAAGACTGGTTCATTCGGTGTGAAAATGTACCGAACTGATGATTTTTTCTAACAAAAATGATTTTTTAGCGCTTCGTACTCACTCTTCTGAAGTCCGGATGTTTCCGAAAACTTCGCCTTCAAATTGAGTAACTCTTTTATCGTATCGTCATCGAGACTTTTGACAAAGTCCTTCTTCGCCTCGATGTCGTCCATTTGGTTATACTCTCGTTGTGCCTGTACGTAAGGCCATGTATATTTTCTCAGTGAAGTAACTTCAATTTCGAGTTGTATGATTCGCGGTAACAATACTTCCCTAATCAATTTTTCCGTATCGGTCATACAAGCTACTCTGTCGATGTCCCTAAGTATATTTCTTGCGTTTTAATAAGGATGATACCGGAGAAGCGCGCATTTGTAAAAAAACTCGCACACGGTATCCGCGATTTGTTAGAATATATGAATATACAACTTGATATTGAACCATCCATAAGAAAACAAATTTTTACTCAGAATGAATTCTCAGTTGGAAAGTTTAGGATGGTTTTGGATACAGTACATTCTGAAATACTCGAGTCTTTGTTGAAACAGTTCGATCGGATTGGTATAACGATAGACCGTGCGTTTACGATGGCATCCCCAGATCCACTCTTTTTTACACAGGATGACCGCGATTTCGTCAAGCGCATTAACGATGGAGATATCAAGACATTTTGTCATTTCCTCATCTATTAAACAAAAATGAGACCAAACTTTTTCGAAATGATCTTCTTCGCCCCCTCAAAAGTCGGGTGGCCCCAGAGGTACCAGCGGGACCAAAAGCCAGCCATACCGATACCACTTATTCCCCAATTCTCTGAGAAACTGTAGTCCACGTATACCATCTTATCTTGTATCTTCTTGGGGTCTCTCTCTGTCATTGTGCGTTTGGGTACTCTACCGCCATGGCGGAGTACGTAGGAACGCATACGTGAAGGATTCTTGTGTTTGGTGTAGTCGGAATACCCACTGGCACCAAAGTCAACAGTCCTGCCGTCTTCTAATATCGCCCTGAACTTCTTTTTAGAATTAGGACTTCTAGTAATAGTGACACGCATACTTACGTTTTACGAATATAATTTA